CCCACACCGACGGGGGCCGCAACCGCAGCAGGAGCGGCAACCGTGCAGGCACAGACCGAGGCGGCGAAAGTCCTCGCACAACAAAACCTTGAAGTTAACATGAGGATCAAAGGGCCGGGACAGGTTGAATCCGTGAAGTCTTCGGGCAATCTTAAATTTACTGCACAAACAGGTATGATGATACCGGGAGCCACTTAAATGGGCTGGCGTGAAAATCTAAAACCAGGATCTTTCAAGGGCGTCCCGTTCTCGGTCGTCGGAAATGTTGCGGTTACATTTGGCCGCAAGCTACAGGATGCCAGTTCCTCCGGATCGCTGTTCTCAAATCCACTCGGCACCGATGCCAAAAAGAAAGACAAGCCCCCCGGATTCAAGGATAACGGACTCAAGGCCCGTAAGTATTCCGTAGAGGTTTCGTTTGTGGGTGACGATTACCAGATTGCCCGAGACAACTTTATTGCAGCCGTAGAAACCGCAGGCCCCGGAAAACTGGTACTTCCCACACATCCGGTTATCGAAAAGGCCCTTGCCGAAGACGGCACAATCCAGTTCACCAACCAAGAGGGCGGGCGCGAAACCTGCTCAGTCACGTTTGTTGTAGAGGGTGAGGCCGTTGCTCCCCTCAAGGCACGGGCCACCAAATCCGAAGTAAAATCCTCCGCCGCTCGCTCGTTCCTGAGTGGGGGAGAAAACCTTAAAAGCAATTACGTCGTCCCCAAAACAGATTTCTCCTTTGGCGAAGTCGTTGGAGACCTTCTGCACTTCACAGACTCCTGTCGCCAGAAGCTGTCAGCCGGGCCAGCAGCCCCCCTTGCCCTCCCTGCGCCCTCTATCAGTGGGGCCCCTGCGGCAGATATCGCGGCTGTTGCTGGCGCCGCCGCCGCCGCCGCCGGGGGGGCATACGACGAGGCCAGCGGGCTTATTGCTCAGGTGGAGGCAAACGCGGCGACTATTGCCACTAACGCAACGTTTCTAGACCACGCATATTTCGACACCCTTATCGCGATATCAAAAGCGTACAGTGATGTGGAGTCCTCTTTTAATGCCCTAATTGGCATAGCTGCAACCTACGCTGGCAAACTACAGGAAGTAACCGGGGAGGGTGCGCAAGCTATCCAACGGGCAAAGAATCGAGTAGCTTCCTTGATCGCTATTCAAAACGCCTGTCTTGCAAATGCAGCCTTGATCCTGTCAAGCCTGGACTTTGCATCTATTGAGGACGCTACACTTATCCGGGAAAGCTTCGGCGCATCAGTACGAACTTTACAGGCAACCATCGGAGCGGAAAGCGGTTTTGCCGAAACGTATCGCGACCTTGTCCGACTCAATAGCGCCGTGTTCAATGACCTGGTTGACCGTAGCGCCGCCCTACCTGTACTTGAAACCCGCACCGTTGCAACGGATCGCGGCGGCGTACAGTACGCATTCCATCGATACGGGGATGCGGATAGACTTTCCGAGATTCTGGAACGTAATGACATTCGCCGCAGCTTGTTCCTGTCCGGAGACCTTGAGGTACTGAGCCGATGACTATCGCCCTCAAAATAGGTGAGAACGAATACGACGGGTGGTCGAGCGGTTTAATATCCTCCACCCTACTTGATCTGTCCGACCGTTTCATTCTGTCCGGCACAAACATATTTACCAGCCAACAAGTAAAGGCCGGGGATTTAATGGTGTTGGAAGTCGGAGGCGATCCCGTAATCACCGGCTATGGTGATTTGATTGTCGACACCCGAGGAAACCTAACCGTCGAAGGCCGGGACAAGACCGGCGACTTAGTCGACAGCATGGCGGCCGGTGCAACTTCCTTTATCAAACAATCCGTTCTATCCATCATTCAGGGCTTATCCACTCCGTTCAATGTCGAAGCTGCTGGCGACTCCGGCCCGACCTTAGAACAATTCACAATCAGCCCCGACGAGACAGTCGCACAGGCAATCCTCCGCTTGGTTTCCAATTATGGAATCATTGTTACAAGCGACAAGGACGGCAACCTAGTCGTGACCGAAGGCGGTAATTTCAGTAACCCCGGAATCTCGGTGCGCGAAGGCGTCAACATCGAAGTGGCTACGGCGGAATTTCGGGACAGTGCCCGGCACACCGAGACGAAAGCCCTTGGACAGAACTATCTTAATCCGTCTTTGTTCGCCACCGCGAACGGCACAGCAAAACGACCCCGGCCTTTTGGGTACATCCTCAACGGGGAAGCCAACCTATCCGACTGCCAACTAGCCGCCGACCGCCTCCGGAACTACTCCGAAGGGCGAGCCTGTCGAATCATCGTGAGCATTACGACGCTTGACTATTACCCCGCCGGTACGCTGGTTTCGGTCGACATCCCGTCGATGGGAATCAATGACGACATGTTAATCGAAACAGTCAACCTTGAATTTGACACCGAGACCGAAAGCGGTTCTGTTACCTTTGAACTTGTACCGCCCCAAAAGTACGGCGGCGAACCTATAACCTGCCCGTTTCTATTATGAGTCTGCTTTCGAAACTTAAAAACTTGATTACGCTTTGCAAGACTACCGCCCTGCAAAATGGAGCCTGGAAGGTTACGCTATTCGACGGGCAGACGTTGGCAGACGTTCCACACATGCAAAACTTTGGATTCCACAGTAGTGCGCCGACCGGGGCTAAAGGTTTGCTATTGTCGCGCGGCGGAGAGAAAAGCGCCGGCATCCTGGTAGTTCTGGAAGACGACAGCAGCGCCCCTTCACTTGCAGCGGGTGAGGTTGCTATATATAACGATCACGGGGCCGTTATCAAATTGAAGGCGGACGGCAACACCGAAATCGTTTCGGGTGATTTGACCGTGACCGCCGGAGACATAACCGCCTCGGGAGACGTGAGCGACAGCAACGCCACAACGCCCACGATGATCTCTATTCGAACAACATACAACACACACACACACCCAGTTTCGGGGGCCGTCACGTTGCCCCCGACTCAACCAATGTAATGAGCGATTTTACCTTTCAATTTAGTACGGTCACCGGCTACGCCGACATGGCAATCGTTAACGGCGATTTCGGAATCGGTGACGACCTGCAAACCGCTGTCCTGGTTTCCATATTCTCCGACCGGCGGGCAACCGATGCAGAGCTTGACGCCCTCGCAGACGGTGCCACGAAACCGACCACCAATAAGGGAATCTGGATTGACACCTACCGGGAAGGCATCCAATACGGTAGCGGTATTTGGCTGATACTCCGTGGCAAGAAACTGCCGGAAACCCTGAGCCGTGCAGAAGAGTATGCCAAGGAATCGCTTACCTGGATGATTGCTGACGGCGTGGCCCAGACCGTAGAAACCTCCGCCGCCTTTGAAGGAGACCGCATGCTATTGACGGTCACGATTACCCGACAGAGTGCCGAAGACGTGGTAGCCACGTTTGATTTTGCCTGGGATGACCTTATTTTAAACGCAACCATTACGTGAGTTTGTGAATGCCCATTGACGTAAAAGATGAAGTCCCCGGAGCTGTGGCCAAGATAAGCAGTGTGCGCGCGCACGGCACCCCGGTTGTAGATTTCAGACTGCCCCAAGTTGCCGATTGGCGCGAGGAAGGCGGCGGCCACACACATTGCATACTATGAATTGGGCGAAGGCCCCGAAGGTTTGGCGGCTTGGATCTGTGTGGGCGGCTTTTGGGTTCGGGCGGAGCAAGTCGGAACCGCTGGCCGTCCGATTGTCAGTACACCGGAATTCCTCGATCAATGCCCGACACCAGCGGCTAACTTATCTGAGCTTGTCGGGTGGCACGCCTCGGACGACTTTAGCGGTCTTGAGTGTAACAGTGGTTTTATTGGGGATTTCAACTACCTCCTCCGGCCATGGGCCATATACACAGATAGTCAGCCCACACAAAGAACGGCACAGATATCCAGCGGACACTATGAGGTGGTGATACACGCCAATTCCACGGGCTTGACTGACTATATCGCCTTCGTCTCCTTAGATAACTATATCGGTGAGTTTGAGCTTATTGCGGTGGTTGATGCTAGTGCGTTCCCCCGGCCGGTAAACGGCAACTCCAGGCTAGGCGTGAGCATCGGCGCAGGTGATTTCCATTTCGCGCGAAATAGCGGAGCCGGGGATTTGACGATACGCCAAGGGGTAACCCCTATCGGGGTGTGGACGCCCGGAGTCCGGACAATAAGAATCACCAGGGACGCAACGGATATCCTAAGTTTTTATGTGGATGATGTGCTTATAAATACACCCTTTGTTGATGCTACTGCTTTGACGAACTACTCAATCCGTACCTTCCAGTCAAATACCGGGTCAGTCAACCCCGCAACAAGTATGCTAGTTCAATCGGTGTCCCTGACAGACAAAGCAGACGGGACAGGCGGACAAATCTATAATGACCCTGCGGGCACGCCGTGCAATTAAACTCCTTACAGTGACATAATTATGCCCTATACACGACCAACACAGCAGCAAATTTTCGACGTAATCAAAGCGGATCTTTTTTCTCGCTTCCCGCAGCTCGACCCCACCCTATCCAACTCTATGTCAATTGCTATCGTGTCCGTAATGTCTGCGGCCAATAGTGGGAACTACGACTATCTTGATTGGATTATAAAACAAGTTTTTCCCGACACTGCCACGGTTGAACGTCTCGACAAGTGGGGTGCAATTTTCGGACTGTCCCGAGGCGCAGCCGCCAAGTCAACCGGAAGCGTTACAGTAACCGCAACCGTAGGCTCATCTGTTCCAATTGGTTCGGAGCTCCAGACAATCGGCGGAACTCGGTTTGTCCTCACGCAGGCTTTAGATTTCACCGTATCCAGTCCACAAACTGCAACCGTTGAGGCGGTCGAGTTTGGACCCGACGGAAACGTCGCCACAAGTACGCAACTGGATTTCGTACAGGCGTGGCCAGGCGTGGCATCCTTCGCAACTGTGGACGCTTCCGGATTGGCCGGCGGACGCGACAGACAGACAGACGACAGTTTCCGCGCTGAACTTTTGGCAAGGCTTGCAGAGCCCCCCAAGGGCGGGGCAATCCATGATTATGATCGTTGGATCAAGGAAGCCGTTGCAGCTACCCGCACATTTGTGCGCAACCACGACAACGCCGCATTGTATGGCGACCCGATCACCTTGGGCGTGATTACTGTCTGGTTTGCAATGGATGACACCTACGCCGATGGAATCCCAACAGGTGGCGAGGAAGTCACCGTTCAATCGCATCTTGACATCGTGAAGCCTGCCGGTGCACGGGTCACCGCAAACGCCCCCACCGCTTCCCCTGTTCCGTTCAACGTATCGATTACCCCAAACAACGCCACGACGCAAGCAGCCACTAGCGAAGAGTTAAAAAACGGCATTATTGAAGGTGGCCAAGTCGGCGGCACGATCCCCCTGAATAAGTTCCAAGAATCTATGGCCGCCGTCCCTGGCCTTACTTCGTGGACGATCAATAGCCCCGTTGCCGGTGTAGCTGCTGGCGTTGGACAACTTCACACCCTAGGCACGGTGGTTTTCTCCTAATGCCAACACAAGACGAATTCTATAGCGCACTGCATGGCGAACTGCCAACGGGGCTGGTGTGGCCTGGTTCCGCCGATGAAGCGAATGTAAACACCCTAATTGAAAACTTTGCCTTTGCCACAAAGGAAGTTGACGACGACGCAACGACAGAATTTGACGATGTGTTTCCGGATGTTACAACGAATTATCTCGACGACTGGGAACGGGTACTAGGCTTGCCGAAATCCTATACGACGATTGCGCTATTTGTTTGCGACGTGAATGTCGCGGATGACCCGTTAGGGGTGATCACCACATCTACACCCACGCCGACAACCGACGACGAACGCCGCAATCTAATCCTGTCCATGCTCAACAATGATCCCTTGAACAATGCAGCTTTTTATGAGACATTGGCGGGTGTTTTCGGGCTGACTGTTACCGTGACAACCGGCGTAACTCCGCTGGTGTGGTCTATCCTGGTAACGGCTGGACCTCCCGCAAAGGTTGACATTTATACTGCAATGGTTAAGTTTTACCAACCCGCACACACACAAGTTACGGTGACATGATATGTACAGAATTGATAACGCAACCGCTACCGGCTCCCTCCCTGCTCCCGGTCCCGTAGGTCCGACAGTGCACGGCTTTTTCGCCCCCGGCGTAACCACTGTTGACGGAGACTGGATGAATGCACTGCAAGAAGAGCTTGTTCATGTGATTACACAATCGTCCGGCACACCCACACTCTCTAAGACAAATCGTACCCAACTCAAGACCGCAATCGAGGCGTATGTCGCTAGCGGGATTGCACCCCTTCAACTTGCTAGGGCATGGATAAGGTTTGACGGCACCGGTACGCCGTCAATAGATGATTCCTTTAACGTTTCGAGCATTACCGATCACGGGACAGGAGACTATACAATCACTTTTACAAATGCGCTCCCGTCTGCCAACTACACGGTGGCAGGGTCGGCGCAATATGTCGGGTCCGTTACACCTGGCGCGAGTGTGGCCCCCGCTAATACCGGTGATGCCGTTGAACCGCTCACTACTGGTTCAGCGCGGGTGGCTGTGTGGGTTGACGCATCGGGTGGGCCTGTTCGCTACGACTCGCCACTGGTAACAATCACTTTCATTGGAGGCTAGTAAATGAAATACTACGCTTATGAAGACGCCGAAGGGGTCAAAATCGTAACTGCCCTAGGTGCTACTAGAGAAGATGGGTGGATTGAGATAGACGCAAATACAATTCCACCCAAAAGCGAGCGCCATTTGTGGGCGATTTCTGGCGGTAAAATTGTTATCAATCCCGACAAAAAAGTACCAACAGAAAAAACACACGAGCTAAGGCGGTTGGGGTACCCCCCTATCGGTGATCAGCTCGATGCTATTATGAAATGGCTTGCAACAGAAACCGAGTTCACCGTACCCAAAGAACTGAAGTCTATCGCCATGAAATGTATGAGCGTCAAAGCCCAAAACCCGATAAAGAATTAGTATGGCAGTCGTAAAACTCCTCACCGCACAAACAATCGACACCGACGGCAGCCAAACCATGCACGTTTCGACGGGCGGCCATGCCCTGCTAATCATATGGGGCGAGTTCGACGGCGCGGAAGTGCGGCCCGAGGTCGCCCACAACCCCGATGAGGAGGGCTGGCTCACGATTCGCGATACCGTCGGCAAGGACATCACCCTGACCAAGCCCGTCAATGATGAACACATTATTTACCTGCCACCAAATCTGCGTATCCGTTTAGCTGTCACGAAGGCGGGACCGCTCACAAACTTAAACGCAAAATTCTTAGGTTAGCAAATGGGCGGAATCGGCACACCAGCAAACGGCGCAGACGTGAACGTACAGGACCAACACACCCGCACCTTTGATGTTTTCTTTTCGC